AATGAAGCGGGCGGCGATTCATTATGCCAAGAATTCAATCAGCTGCGCTTCGTTCATCATACCAACCTTGCGCGCAATTTCTTTATCGCCGTCAACCTTAACCATTGTCGGTACGCCGCGCACACCATATTGCTTAGCAAGGTCTGGGTTCTGGTCAATATCAACAACTTCAATCTCGGTTGTATACTTGCCAGCTGCACCTTCGAGAATTTTAGACAAAGACTTACATGGTCCACACCACGATGCTTCAAATTTCAATACTTTCATTTCATCTCTTCTTTCTTACGTTCGATTGGAGGGGGAGCGTATGGTTCGATCACATAATGGTTAGCACCCCACCAGCCAATTGCTGATAGGAATCCTATTACTAAACATTCTGCTATGAAAGTCACTCGCCGTCCAATTCTAATTCTATAAATCCAAGCTCGTTAATATGAGCGCCAGTGACTTCTCTATACCCATCCTCTGTCCATACAGCAACAGGAATCTTTTGCAAGGACTTGTGGATTGCTCCACTGTCCTTTGGATACTTTTCCTGCCACAGTTTGAAAATGCGTTCCGAGAGGTCTCTGGCGTCCATTACTTGCTCCTGGTCTTTACTGGCTTATAGGTAGTTGTGCTACCGTTCTTTGTTTTCTTCGTCTCGGTAATGTATTTGTTACCGTTGGCCTTGGAAGTCTTTTGAGACTTACCAGACTTATTTGTGAATGCGCTCCAGAGTCCCATATATTACCCCTCGCACGCCAAACATACATCACCCTCAGCAACTGCTTTGAGATCGATCTCTTGCATAATGTGACGTTCGATCCTCTTGGATACTTTGTCGGCCTTTGCAAGCTTCTCGCTGCGGCAGTAGTAAAGAGTCTTCAATCCCAACTTCCATGCTAAGAAGTGTACGCTGTGGATATACTTCAAGTGGCTGTCTGGACGGAAGAACAAGTTCAACGACTGAGCTTGATCGATGTATTGTTGACGGTCAGCAGCATGCTCGACGATCCAACGTTGATCAATTTCCATCGATGTCTTGAATACATCACGTTGCCAATCAGTCAACCACTCAATGTGTTGGCACGAACCGTCGTTAGCAATAATGCTGGACCACACTTCTTCATACCAACCATCTTTGTGCTTCTCTGCTTCGGCTCTAATGAGACGGTCGAGATACTTGTTCTTATTCAAGTGAGCACCAGACAGCGTATCTTGTCTATATGCATTAGCGCGGTATGGTTCAATCGATGGAGAAGTATTTCCCATAATGATTGAGCTTGACGCATTCGGAGCGATTGCCATCAAGTGACTGAAACGTTGACCAGTACCAGCTGCATCAGGAGCTTCGCCACGCTCAGCACCCAAAGCCAGGTTAGCTGCATTGAGGCCTTCTCTTATGTGTTTGAAGATGCGGTTGTTTGCGCCTTTTGCAAGAGCGCTCTCAAACGGAATGTCATTCTGTTGCAAGTAAGCATGGAAGCCAAGTGCACCAACACCAATTGATCGCTCACGCATCGCACTGAACTTTGCACGTGCAATGTTGTCTGACGCGTTGTCGATAAAGTACTGAAGAACGTTGTCTAACATCTCTGCGATATCGCGGAGGAACATAGTGTCGTTCTTCCACTCATCGTAGTATTCCAAGTTAACAGAAGACAGGCAGCATACAGCTGTACGGTCTTTGTCTGTTGGCAAGATGATCTCACTACACAGATTACTTTGCTTGATCGATAGGCCGAGTTTCTTTTGGAACTCTGGCATCATGCGGTTTGATGTATCAACGAAGTGGAGATATGGCTCGCCCGTATGCATACGGAGCTCCATAATCTTTTGCCACAATTCTTTTGCAGACACAACTTCACGGACTACGCCGTCATGTGGATCTTTCAATTCCCAATCATCGTTTGCATTAGGATCCAACATACAACGCTCAATGATTTCCATGAACGCATCTGGGATATTGATACCGTGATGCAAATTCTGCGTACGCATATTTGGATCGCCGGTTGGCTTTCTCATCTCCAGAAATATGTGAATATCCGGATGACTAATGTCAAGGTAAGCAGCGTAGGAACCACGACGAGTGCTACCTTGTCGATAAGCGAGAGATGATGCGTCATACGTACGAAGGTGGGGCATGACTCCAACCGATTTATCATCTGCCGAACGAATGCCAACACCAATTCCAACTCCTCCGCCCAGCATGCTGAGCCAATTAACTTCTGATAGTGTATCTACTAATCCTTTGGAAGAATCATGGAGATAAGGTAAGAAACATGATATAGGAAGGCCACGAGCAGAACGCCCATAGCTGAGAATAGGAGTACTATAGGAAAGCCAATGTTTACTAGAATACTCATACAAGCGTTGCGCATGAGCGTCATTGGACGCAAACGACTTCGATACGAATGCGAATCTTTCTTGTGGGGATTTTTCATCTTCTCTCATGTACGACTCTTGTAGTCGCTTAATGCCTAGGATATCAAATAGTTGGTCGCGCGAATAATCGACCGTAATGCCATGCATCACTTCTGTCATAAAAACTCCAGTATTATTATTTTTGTTCTACGAATTGCGTCGACAAAGGGAATACCTCTGCTATGACCTCAGCGCATGCTTTTGCAATTTCGATGTGTTCTTTTTGCGTGCCGTTTGATGCGCGGAGTTGTATATAGTGAATCCAAGAACGCAAGGTTCCGTTCATATACATCCGTGTTTTTGTCAAACCTTCTGGCAGTAAAGCACGTGCTTGCTCCTTAGCAATACCGTTCTTAATCGCCCATGCATACTCCTGCTTGACCCATGCCAGAACACGCTTTTGCGAGCGTTCCCATTCGATTGACAGCATTCTCTGCTCTGGGATGGAAATGTCGATCTGATTGCTGTTCTGGCGGTTCTTCAAGTCTTGTAGACGACATTCACGCAGCTCAAATGCTTCGTCTAGTTCTTGTGTTGGGTCAGCATAGCGTTGGCTGAACTCTTGGAATGAGAATGAGCGATGGCGTAAGATTTGACGTGCAATATCGCGTGTGGTTTCAATCTCAATACAAACGCTGACCATCTCCAATGGAGACCAGTGTTGGTTTGCGATCAAATACTTGATTAGCTTCTCAGATGTAGTAAGGTTCATCTGATTAGCTGGGTTAGAGACTCGAGCACAATATGCGACGAGTTCTTGGATGTCGTAGAGGCCTTCTGAAGCAAGTTCTCTAGTTGGTTTGGAGTGGCTGATTAATTTAATTTTCATAATAATGTTATCTAATAACTTTCAATACCCAATTCTCTGCAGCTTCTTCTACATAGTCTTCGGTGTGTCCTACAATAGGGCGAGCTTCCCTTAGTAACTCGCCCTCATACATTTTGACGGTGTATGTATCACCATCCTTAAACACGGAAGCCTTGCGGTCTCCCTGGATAAATTCGCTCAGTAATTCACTCATATCTTCTTCCATTGTGTTAGTGCAGCCAAAGCTGTCAATCCAGACTTAATATTATCTCTGATAATCGCCTCAGGATCAAGCCCTGCGAGTACCATATCATTGACGTCCTTATATTGAAGGTCGTCGGGCCAGATACAAACATTATAACCACGCTTGATTGAATTCTCAATCCTCGTAATAATCTGCTCGTTACGAGGTTCATTATCCATGATGATAACAAACTCATCGACTGGCTTATTAGGGAGTACTGTATTTAGATCCACATCAGCTCCAGCCATCGCTAAACAGTTGGGTAAAAACAAAGAATCAATCGGACCTTCGACACACCACACATCACCTGCCGGATCTACCGTATCAAGGCCGAATACCTTCGTCTTCATTGGGTCGATCATAATTGTTATGTATCGGAGCTGTGTATTCTTTTTAAAGGAGCGTCCCTGGAAGCCGAACAACTCACCCTTCCGATCAATGAACGGGATGATCAGGCGCGGTTCATCATACTTCAGTTGTTCTTCAGAGAACTTCTCAGGGACAATGCTGTTCACCCACGAGTAGAACTTAGGTGCAAAGAACAGCTTGAAATGGCAATTAGACGGGATCTTCCGCTTCTGAACATATAGTTTGGCAGGGTGATCTACTGGCAACTGTGAGATCTTCTTAATCGCTTTAAGTGGTTCCGCTGTCTTTAAGTATTTCGGAATGACGACCTTAGCAATATCCGGTTCAGGCGGCTTCTCTGCAATCGTGTGTCTCTCGAGGAAACGATCGCGCTTATATTGCTCGGACAAATCACCATCGAGGTGACCCAAGAAATTAGCAAGAGACATAGATGCATGGCAATTGTGACAATAGTAGATCGTGCCTACGACAGGCTTTTCTACAATGTAACCACGCGCTTTGTGTTTGTTTGTTTTCGAGTCCCCACAAATAGGACACCTCATATTGTAAGAAGTATTTGATTGGCGCTTGAATAGACTCACTCTATTACTAATCAAACCAATATACTTCTGATCAATCCAATCCATAAAATAAAACCCCAGTATTTTCAGCGACAAGGCCGACTTTACTGGGGTTTGTGTTTTGGTTCAACTGCTTAAAACAACTTTTCCAATTTCATGTGCGCAAGAACATAACCGACGACACCAGCTGCTCCCATAATCGTCCAGCGCCATTTTTCCATTGAGGAAATTTTACCGGACATCGATTTATTGGTTTCGGCTTCTGACTTTGCATGATCCTCTAATTTACTCATTAGCTTTTCATGCTTCTCGTCGATATCGTTGCGCAGCTCATCGCGCATGTCACTAATTCGTGAATGCAGAGTTTGATAGTGTGTATCGACACGCGTTTCTATCTTTTCAACATTGTGGGCTATGCTAATCATCTGCGTCTCTAAGGAGGCGATCCGCTGCTTAACATCTCCACCAAAATCACGAATTCGGGTGACATTTTCGGCCATTTTTATTTCTTATCTGGAACCTTCGTTCCTTCTAGCTTTTTGTGAACTTTAATTTCTTTACACGTTTGTTGAACCTTGCCTGCTTTGTCTTTGACAACTTGGCCATCTTTACCTGTCTTATCGACGCAGACTACTTTGGTTTCCACCTCAGCGTGTATTGTATTTATAAATGCGAAAGTTGCGAAGAGTGCTAAAATTAGGGCTTTCATTTTGTTTCCTTTGAGAATTTTTCAGATGCGGTAAAACCAAGACCAGCGATAACAACATACATCATCGCCTCTAGTGTGTGATCGGAGACTTTGAGTCCCCAGAACAGCTCAGCCACAAAAGCGACTGAGCATAGTAAGAACGCGAGCAATGTAATCACTCGCTTGCTGCTAGCGGTACCATTAGTACCGTCTGCTAACATACTCTTTAGATAGTCCATCAGATTTCAGGCTGTGGTGCTGGAGGAGGTGCAAGCTTGCCACCGAACCCAACTACAGGTGCTGCTGGTGCAGGAGCGCCAATCGGAGCGGATGGATTAAATCCGGCGAATGTTGCTGGTGCTGGAGCTGGTGCAGCTGCAGGAGGAGGCGTCGACATTGCTCTCTTCGTAGCTTCGAAGTTCGACTCTGCGTTCTTTTGAGCTTGGAGCATTGCTTCTTTATCTTCTTTAGAAGTACCAGCGAGCATAATACCAGACAGTGTACCTGTTAGGAATGTAGCAATAGGAACGATTAATTCGAAGAACTTCTGATCGATAGGGGAGATTGCATTCAACGGTTGTGTAACGAAGATTAATGAGTATAATACAACGAATACAATACCGAACAATGTCAATGACAGACAAATGCCGATGAAGAACTTCAGACGAGCCATTAACTGCTCTTCTGTGTAGACGAAATCTGGTTGTTTATTTTCCACAGTTTGCTCCTTGTGTGGTTGATGCTGCATCCAGCGGGGGAATAGGCGTTTGATTTGGTACATCTTTCGGTGGTCCTAATCTAGGGTCACGCTGACCTTTAAAAATGTGCTCAGGACAAGTACGTGTAACATCACATAGAGGCATCTTACAAATGTCCTTGTCCCAGTTGGCTGGGTCCTGGCACGGATAACGGAATCGATCTCCGCTAAACATTGCGAGCGTGAGCGGCAATAGTAGCAAGAGCATCAGGTATTTAACCATTTTGCGATCGTTCATATTATGCTCCTAGAATGTGCAACGCATGCTCGTAGTGCTTGATACGATCGTCCAATCCAATAGTTCCGCCGTTGATTCGTTTAGTCAATGTGACGATGTCGCCATTGTCGGCATATTGGTTGAGCTTGTTTGTTTCCCAGAACCAGCATGCTGATTGTGCGGCACCTTCGAATGTTTGGAGGTACTCAGCAGCCTCTTCTACAGAGACGCCAATCGATGCAGCGAACCATGTGTAGTTCTCTTTACCAGTCAACTGGATCAATCCACGACCACAGTAACGGAATCCATCACCACTTTCTTCTGGACCATTGCCCATACGGTTAGCATATACCTTATTAGCAATCGCTTCCTGCTTGTTTGGAAGGCTCGCGTAGTGGTTTGCAATCTCGTCGGTAGGGAAGTACTTTGGGAAAATCTTACGAAGCGTTACAGCTTTGTAGTTTAGGTTTTCCTTCAATGCAGTGAAGCCACCAGACTCGTGGGCACATTGTGCAATGAATGCAGCCATGCGCTTCGGTGTATTGATTTCATAATCAGGCAATAGCTGCGAGAGCGCGCTATACCAATGATCGATATATGGGTTTTTAGGGAGCAGCTGCTTTAGCTGGTCTTTCGTCAGTTCCATGATGATTCCTTATAGTTGTAATTATTATAATCATCATATAAACTTCAATCAGGTTAATTCACAATAGTGTTACTTCACACTATCAAATATGCGTTTTTGTTGTTGATACCATTCAATCCATGCATCATTTTTCACATTACATTCATAATAAGCTGCGTAGTTGCCTGATATTGTTTTTGCGACATCACTCAACTTGACGCTATCTTGTAGTGTCTCTAATTTAGGGCAGGCTTCCATCATTGCGGAAGGAGCGTCTGGGAAATTGCGTACAACTGGAGTAGTAGTGCTACATCCTGCAAGCATCGCGATCGCTAATAGTATAATTGGGAGTTTCATTTCAGTTGCTCAGCGGCCTTGTTATGTATAAAAACGAATTCAGGAGGAATAGATGTGCATGTTGAGTCGAGCTTAACTTTCTCAACTTCAATGTATCGAACGATCTCTTTGGTTCGTTCTTTAATCTCTTCAGTTTTAGCGGCAGTCAGTTCAGCAAGAGCCTCATTGGCATCTGCACTTTCTGCTTCCGATACTGCGACTTTTACTTCTAGCTCGTGCACTCGCTCGAGCCATGCATGGTCGTTAAATATTGCACCTGACATAAAGGTGCCGAATGCAATTGCTGCAATCGACGCCAATTGGATTGGCGTTTTGTACATATAGATTGCAGGGATCGGAATGAGACGGAGAACATACGTTGCCCCTAGACCCATCAGCCCTGCGATTAGGATTGCGTAGAATACCCAATCAGGTAGAAGTTGTATCACCCACATTCAGTTTTTTCCTCGTCAGCATTCTTGCTTTTTTAAGTACAGCAACTTTGCCGGGAGGTTCACCATTAGGTCCAATTCCAACACCAGCAATGTTTCCTTGGCCTACATTATTAATAGCAACAGCTCCCATGTCCTCTTGCAAGGATACGAGGTGTCTTTCACAAGCCTCAATCAGTTGATCCATCTGATCAGTTGTATATCGCTTATGTTCCTTCATCAGGAACGCAGCTGCAGCAAAGTTAGCTAGGCGAGTCTTTCCGCCTGGCAACTTGCCAATCATCTTCTTAATATTCGCAACGAGAATATCAAAGTAACCCCAAGCTTCTTGTTCTTGAGGTGTTAAATCTCGACGGTGTTTAATGACATTACCGTCCTTGTCAATGATCCCCAGCTTGAACGCGTCCCACTGAGCAAATGGCTTAATTAGACGGCTAACAAGTTGGTATATCAAGTATGAGTCGACTAATTTACTAGCCATTTATTTTCCTTAGTACTTCTACAATTACTGGATCCATATCAATATCGCTGGTGTGTATATTCTTACCTTCGATACCGACTGCTTCTACTACATCAGGGCACGTACCCATCAGTAATAAAAACGGTTTCATCATATGCATTTGATCGAACAACTTCAGGAATAACAAACGTGTTCCTGGAATCACTCCGAATACATTATATATGACTGTCAAGTGGTTGATGATCAATCTTTCTTTGATCTCTCCGCTTTCTTGATACTTGTTCAGCAATCGTTTGATATATTTGAACCTATTCAAATCCTCGTAGAATTCAACAGTATCATAACAATGCGGGTTATCATAATGCTTTGCAGCGTATAATAAAAAATTGGCCTCATCAACCTTGTCAGTCATATTATTAGAATGTAGTTAGAGCAACCCTCTTTATAGCACCATTTGAAATAGCAAGATAAAGATAATTGTCATCAAAATATATAGTGCCTTGCTGGTCCGATGTGGATGAGCTTACTGGCGTTTCCTTACGACGTACGACTAGGTTCTTTGTCGATAAGATAGCAGAGTTGCTAACCGTTACGTTCGCGGATGCATTCCCCAACAAGCTGCCGACTGTCACTTTTTTGGTGACAGCGTTGCTTGATGGAGTATCAACTATGACTAATAGATCGTCTGCTGATGGAGACGCAAGCTCCACCAGTTCGGATATCTTTTTAGCGCGATTGACCATTTGGATTATGCGTCAGGTAAGATCGAATCGTCGGATGCGTCGCCGGACATGCTACGAATAGCAACCAAGCACTCATTCTGAACACGACCAGCACGACCACCTGTACCAGCAGTACGGATATTCCAACCAGCTGTTACGCCTCTGTTTTGGCCACCACCAACTGCAACATAACCAGTAGCAGTTTCACCGGTGATTGTAGCACCACCAGCAGTAGTGTTGTCACCAGAAGCAGCAGTGATAGCAATGTTTGCACCACCAGCAGTAGCAGCCAACTTGATTACTGTCGTGTTAGCGAAAGATACAAAGTATTGTGTGTTATCGGTTAAACCACCTGGTGTAGATGTTGTATTGCCAGCATATGTGAGCTTATCACCAACCAAGAACTTAGTGTTCGCAGCTGTGAGTGCAATTGCGCCACCTGTTACAGCAGTATTACCGTTGAATACGATAGCTGTTGGTGCAGAGAAAGTGATTGTTGGGTTTGTCTTATATCCAGAACCAGCAGCCTCAATGTTGAACGTAGCAACACGACCGACAGCTACGTTACCGTTAGCGACCGCGCTCGTTCCACCGTTAGTTGGTGTAATAGTAACAGTAGCGTTGGCAGTATATCCCGAACCTCCTTTTGAGATTTTAGCGATAGCGATACCGCCAGAACCAACACCAACTTCAGCACCGTTGACGCCGAACTGACCAGCAACTTGTTTATTGCCAGCAGCCCAAGCTGATGTGTTACCGAAGAATGCTGTCTTGTTATCGCTATTTGCAGTTACGCCGAATTGATTAACCGCATATCCAACGCTGTTTGCAGCGTTGTCTGTTTTTCCCCATAGTGCCATGGTTTTCTCCTAAGAATTGTTATTATTGTTCTATTTATCGTTTACTTTAGGCGGGCATATACTGCCATTAAATTGTCGTGTGACTGGTACAGGAATTCTGCGACCTTAACGCGATCTTCAGGTTTGATTTTCTCCATCGACTCGACTAGCTTCTTAGCTGTCTCGCCTTCAACAAACACCTTCTGTCCATCACCGAAAGTAATGTCTGCACCGCCTTGTGTGCCGTGTTCGAGGATATCAATTGGCTTTCTCAATTGAACCAAGATATTCATATCTGCTTCTGGCTCGACTTCTTCTTTGACGCCGACTTTAGTAGATGTCATAGGCTTGTGATATTCGCCTACTTGTAGGATTGCATCATGGAGGTCCTGCAGTTGACGGTGAGCGCCCTTAACTTCAGCAACATGATTCCAGTTTGCTTCGCCGCCATTCCAGCCTTTTTTGTTTGTTACATTATCATAATGCTTGGACAATGCACCGCCGATACCCTTCAACAGCTTAGCTGAGTCATTGTGGTATTGTTGGAACTGAGCATGAGCTTCTGCACCTTCGTTGATGACTTCTTCTTTGATGTGCTTGATCTTAGCACCCATCTCAGCTGCATCATCTAAATGAGTATCGGTCAAGTGCTCACCGACCTTAATACCATCAGCAAGGTTCTTACCAACTGCTTTGACTTTGTAGTGCGTTTTACCGTCCATCTTAACAGGAGTCACATGCAGACCGTCAGGGTGCATCTCTTTTGTTGCTTCGATAATATCTGTGAGTTTTTTCATTACTTGGTTCCTTGGGATTTGGTATCAGCAGCCTTCAATCGTGCAGCCAGCTTTTGGATATCGACTGGGTGCTTCTTTTCTTGGGCCGCAGCTTTAGCTTTGAGCGACAATACGTCTGCTTGATAGCCAGCATACAACTTATCAGAAGATTCGTCAACCAGTCCTTCTTGGATGTATGGGTTAACCATTTCTTCATTGAAACGTGCAATCGCTACAGCCTTTTTGCCCTTGGACTGCAACGTGTTTGCAGCTGCATGAGCTTGGTGGCCTGTATTAAACGATTTCCACTTCTTGCCGTCGATGTGTACATCATGTGGACGATCCATTAAGGACTTGGCCTTAAATTTAGGCTTTGGTTCGTTGTGGTACTCATCATCTTCACGTGGCTTCTTACCGAATCCAGTTTCCGAGGCAGCTAGGTCGCGACCATATGCTTTTGGATTGCCTGCACGTACGTTTGCACCTTCAACAACAGGAGCCTTACGTTGTGCTTTAGCAATAGCGCGCTTGATGACCGTAGTGCGCATATCGTCTTTTGCAGCTTCTGTAATCGTTGTGCAATTGCATGGAGTTTGTCCACACACTCTACACATATCGGAGCTTTCCTTACGATACTTGTCGAGGATTGCTTCTGCAGCATCAGCGTGCTGTTGAGCCATACGAGTATGGTTTTGAGATACAACGTCCTTAGACTTCTTAGCTTTAGCGAGACGGTCAGACTGCATAGCTCTCAGTGAGTTATACTGACGGCGATCGCCGCTATCAGTAATTGCACTAGATGCATCTTCGCTTAGCTTGCGCTTGTCGTCGAGGGCACGTGAGATGCCCTTCTGAGTGTTCTTTTCTTTTCTAGCAAAGTATTGTTGGTCTGCGCCCGTTGTATTACGGCGGGCCATATTATAATGGCCATGCGCAGCCGTGGCCTTTGCGACGTACTTGTCGCGCAGGCCTTGGCTAATCTCGTCAAGTTGTTTAAACTTCAACATGATTATAGACCCATGTCCTTAGCGATCTGAGCGATGCGATCAGCTTCTGCAGCAGACAATACTGAAGTTTCAGTAGATTGTTCTACTACTGCTTCTTCCTTTACTGCAGCTTTAGCAGCTTGACGCTTTTCCTTTGCAAGACGAGCGATGCGTTGGCTGTCTGTTTCGAAACGCTTAGAAGAATACAAACCTTCTGGTTCTTTTTCCTTCTTAGGAGCCATTGCTTCAACGACTGCTTCGAGTTCTTCTTTGACGTCTGGCTTCTTACCAGTTTGAGCAACGCCCATGTTCTTTTGCAAGCGCTTCAATTGATCTTCATCAGATCCGCCACCGACTTTTTCCAAAGCCTTCTTAGCGAAAGACTTAACTTTAGACATTACGCCTTCTTTGACTTCCTTACCTTCGCCGGAAGCATTCTTTTGGTTACCATAGCTCTTGCCCTTCTTGATACCAGAACCGCCGTTTGGCTTTGGCTTGTCCTTTAGTGTATCTTTAGCAGCAGCGACCATATCGTCCCAGCCTTCTTCAACTGGTTGAGCTTGCTCATCAACAGCTTCACCTTGCGCACGTGCCTTACGGCTCTTCAATACTTCGAAGTCGTGTGCATCGATCTTGCCATTCTTGTTAGCGTCAATCTTGTGTTGCTTGCCCTTCAATGCTTCTTGCACGGAGATGAAAGCCATGATCTTTGCAGACTCATCAACAACACGAGCTGCGCTAGCAACGTTGACAGCGTTCAACATTTGTGTGCGGATCTCAGCTTTAGCTTCTGCTAACGCCAAGATTACATCTTGTGACATTTCGGCAATATTAGATTCGACGATCTGGTCGAAAGAAGCCATAAATGTACGAGTCATCTGAGCGATAGTTTCCTTTTGCTCAGTCATGTTTTGCATACGGCGTGCATTACCAACGTTCTTCATACGTGTTGCAAGTTCAGCAAAAGCAGATTCGGCAAGGATGAATTCTTCCTCAACAACTTCTTGTTTGACTTCTGCAGACTCAACGATCGACTTACCCATGCCCTTGTGAGCTTTAGCAGCTGATTCCATGAACTTAGCTTGGCGCTCAGCTTCTTTCTTACGGCCTTCAGCTACGACTGACGCAACTGCGCTATCGAACTCTGTAGTAGCCTTAACAGCAGATTGGTTAGCCTTGATCAACTTCTCTTGTAGAGGAGTGTTATCTTTTGGAGATGTCTTCAAGACGCTAGTAACTGAGTCGAGAAGGCCTTTTGGTAGGTTAAAGTGGTTCATTTTGGTTCCTATTAATTGAAATCTTGTTTGTTATTTATTCTTTTGGATTTAGGAAGTATGTCTTCACTTCTTCCGTTAGCGATTCAACAACTTGTTGTGTTTCTTCTGCTTCTTCCTCGACAGGAGCGACTTCTACAGGGACATCCATGCTAGCAGCCAACATCCATTGGTGTTTATTGTGAGTATCAATACGGCCTTCGATGAAGTTAACCAAGCCGTATGCTTTCTTAGCTTCAGCCAAAGCATGTGCTTCAGTGAGAACATCGATCACAGTCTTGTTGTCATAATACAAAATGTAGATCATCTGTGATGCTGATGGTACAGCCAATTCGTCGGTGATCCGAGACTGAGCATTATAAGCACTCAATGCTCCAATTGCAGGAACACCTAAGGCGCGGATTTGTTCTGCCGTTGTATCGACAGCACCAAATACTTCTTCATAGAAGTCACCAAAGAATTCATGCAACTGGCTGAAATCCTTACCACGTACGTTCCAATGGAAGTTGTGGGCCTTCAAGTATAGTGCGAATGTTGTTGCTTGCAACTCATTCATCTTTTTAACTAATTCTTCCATCATTTTACCTTCTTAATTAATGCTGTAACCGACTCAGCTAGCGTTGGTGATGTTGTATCACGCACACCAGTTTGCTCAACAACCTTGCGAACATACTCAGTTGTCTTACGACGGATGACGTTGGCGCGCTTACGCTTCTGTTCCATCTCAGGATCATCGCTGATATCTTTGAGCACGGCTGCATGACCAGCTGCTGTATGGACTGGCTTGAGGTTCTTGCTATCCATTGTACCCATGTTGCGCGCAGTATGCAATCCTTGTTGCATAATATCGCTCAATGTCTTTGGTTTGGTTTGCTCGATCAAATCTACATCCTCTTTGAATGCTTTGCCGCCGTTAATGAATGAATTCAAACGATCGAAACCATATTGGCTTGGCGTCTTACCTGGAGGATTTCCAGATTTAAATGCAGACTTCCCTCTAGTGAATACTTGGAGCAATGTCTCGGTTGGGATATTAGAAGCTGCAGCCTTTTCGACGATCGCCTTATATTCCTTCTCGCCAATCATATTGCCGATCATCTCATAAGATGCTGACACTACCATTTTGCTGGAGTTGAATTTCTTACCAGTCGTAACAGACTGCAATCTACGCATCTCATCGCCTCTGATTCTCGGAGCGATCTTGCGCGCAATGTTCTTGATTGCGCCTTTCTTGCGTTCAACCATCTTATCGATTGCAATCTTCTGTGATACAGTCAGGCCTGTATAATTAGTACCAGCTTGGCCAGCTAATCTAGTGCGGAGAATACCTTTAGCCTTTTTCATGGCACGGCGCGAAAGTGCACCCTGCTTAGCTAGACGGCGACGAGCAACCTCTCTAGCGCGCTCCATGCGTGCTTTATTCTTACGCATATTAACTGCACGATGCATACGTGTGACTATACTAGCCACTGCTTCGAACAACATCTCAGCATCGATTCCGATCGCATCTTCTTTCACGTTGCGGATATGTGCTGCAATCTCGTCAGCATGCTTGTGTAATGCTTTTGGTAGACCTGATTTAAATTTTTCATGTTCGCCAGCCTTTGCGGCTGCGCGCATTTTAGTGCCTGACATACCTTCTGTACCTTCTGCATCTGGATCACGGTGACCTGCAGAGTGCACAGTGATCTTCTTAAAATTATACAACGCGCCTTGGTGTGTGCCGTTATACTTGTGTAATAGTTTGTGATATTCTTCAACACGATCAGAACCTGCGACCATGTGCAGATGCGTAACGCCTTGCTTGTGAAGCTTAGCAGCTTGCGTCAACAGGTTCGGACTTTCCTTATCAGAGCTCGACACATGAGATGTCTTAGCAGCAACCTTCTTTAGGTAGCCAACTTTAGCTTTAGTAGGAACTGGATTCTTTGCATTGCCTTCTGAGTGGCTAGCGATAATGTGTGCAGGCACTTTGTGAGCGGAAGCAACCTTTTCAGTTGCGTGAATCAACTTCTCATGGCCAACCGTAGGAGGATTGAATCGTCCATAGGCAAACACTCCGTGGTGTTCTGTTTCCTCGGCGAGTCTTGTATCGGGTGGGTTGATTATCACTTGGTCTGCTGGGTCACCCATTAACGTCTTACCGTTCTTCGGGACAATAACTTCAAGTGGTTTTGGTGCTGCTGGCTTCGGTTGAGCCTTCTCAGCTGGTGCGGCTGCTTGTGGTTGATCAGGAGCTGGTGCAGCTGCCTTATCTTGTTTGCTCAAGCCTTGTACTTCTTCGAGCGACATTTGGCCGTCGAAGGGATCATTTCTTTGTAACATTGTCTATTCCTGTTCAGGTTTGCCTTAGCCTATACTGATGGTAGATCTATTTATAAGAAGTTAATTTCGATTCTTATTAAAGTTGTTTCGGCTGAATTCAGCACGATCTACGATCTTTGTAGGTCTATTATTGATTGCTAACACGTGGCCTTCTGGTTTCACCTTCTGGTTACCAACAGAATGCCCATAATCGGTGTGCGAGGAGAAGGCAGTTGCAAGTACATTCTTTGCAGCCTGCAAATGGTGGTGAACGTGCAATAGGTTCTCGAAACTATCTTCGTTCTCTTTAGCATGCGCCACCAATTCATTGCCTGCGGTTTCTGCCTTTGACTTAGCCGCTGGCGTCTTCACCTTGTCAGCAGCTTTAGCATAGTGTTCCGCAACGTGGTGTGTATATCCCTCTGTAGAAGGCGTTTCACCAGTGCGAACTGTCTTGTTAATGTATGTTTTCAGGTGGTCTGTGTGCTTTTCAAGCTCATTATATCCACCAGTTGCTTCCAATTCCTTATGAGCAGCCTCAGCAGCATCGATATGTTCTTTGAACTTGGATTGCGCTTCTGCTGGGTATTTGCTCTTCTCGATTGGATGCGAAACATCCATCAAATGAACATCTTTATGTGTACCGAACCCCTCATTACCAGAGTTGTACTTCGCTTTCATACTAGCAAAGTCTTTTCCATGGTATGACGTGTGTACAGCTACGCCAATCTTGGATCCTGCGACTTGGTCTGCTTCGCCTGGCTTCTTTGTGGAGTATGTAATTGTATTTGGTGTGAAATGCGCTTCACCGCCACGCATAACCACATCGCCTTCTGGATTCGACTTGCTCTTGGTGCCAGAATGCATGATATCACCTTGGAATACACCTTCTTTAGGCGTAACCTTTGGCAAATGCTTCAATGCTGCTGTCAGCTTGGAAACCAACCCTGGAGCGTGTCCGTGATTAGTTTGGATATCTTCTGGTGTGTAATTGATCTTTGGATTCTTGTTGAATGCAGACTTGGACGCAACAAAGAACTTACCGGTTTCTGGATGACGACCGAACACAATTGAAGGAGAACCATCATACTTGGTAGTCACAGATGCAGATGAAGACTTGCCGACCAACGCGTTGTGGCCAGCCATCAAAGTCTTCTTAGCATGTTCGAAACCAGCAGAGCCGGCGTTGATCGGATGATCTTCCGCGTGCTCTAGGTGAGTTAGCTTTTCTTCGTTCGGTTGTTTGGCTTCGGTTATGATATCAATCATTTTGATGCGGCCTTTACTGAGCCAAATTTAAAGTTAGTTTGTGGGCTGTAGAATGAACCATGAGTAGGTCTATGTTCAGCCGTTGCAATATGGTTTCCATTTTCATCATGGAAATGAACATTGTTGTTCTTGACGGTAGCCGTGATTTTCTTAGCATTCTGGAGTGCCGCGACTGCTGGGTGTCTATCAATCGGAACCGACTTACCGCCCTTCTCACCCACAACATAGTGATATGGCATATCTGGATGAGCCTTCAAAAAGTGAAGGATGTGTTGTTTTTGTTGTTCGTGAGTTGCACCATTAAACGCTTTAGCGTGCTGTTTAGCAGCTTTTTGTTGCGTCTCACTATTAGCAGCAACAACCTCTGGCTCGTGGCGGCGTTCTTTAATTTGTGCGTTCGTAAGACCAGTTAGGCCAACTTTCTTCTTGCCAGCCGCCCATGCTTTCGTTGTGCCAACATTCATGCCATGTGCGGCAGATTGGCGCTCGAATGAAGCAATTGGGTTATTAGATGCTGTGCCGGAGGTTGCCTTCAGAGAAGCTCCGTGCATGAATTTGGAGCGACCCTTTTTACCTTTAACAATAAGGTCATGTGGGTTATCAGCACGGATAACATCGTGGCCAATATGCTCGCTGATCCCCAAATTAGTATGGTGGACTTCGCTGATATGCTCTGGCTTGATGCCTTCCTCTTTTGCCAACGACCCGAGGTATGCGTTTGCAGAATCTACAGACTTCTTTTTAATATCCGCTTGCTTTTCAGGCGAGAAGTGAGAAAGCGCTTCTTCGTGCTTTTTCTTCAGGTCTTTAATCTTTGCCTGATATTCTTTATTTGTGCTGCCTTTAGCTGCAGTGTTGTTATGGATGTGCAGCACAGTGCCCATCTCATATGCATCACCCATTTTGGTGTTGCTGCCACTACCAGCTGGTGCGGTTGGCTTAACTGCTTCAAATAAAAACGTTTTGAATTTGATCATCAGGATACTCGTTGGTTAGATTCAACAAGTATTTATAAACGCAAAACCATCGCATCATATACCAAAGGTTTACTATCGCGGAAGTGCTCTTCTAACATCTCCAGAACGTAGGCTTCATCCACTTTGCCCTTACGCTCCATGTCCAATTTCGCGGTTTCCAGGAATCGAATCAACGACATAGTGCTGATTCTGTCTCCTGCATCCATTGGTTTGGGTTTACTGATCGTCCTCTGATGCATCACGGTCTCCATATACAACGTCTGTTAAAAACAAGTGACATTCCACTTCATCTCTGAAGTATCGCACATAACAGCGGAGACTGACAACGTCAAATAGGACTAGACAGATTATTTTATTGTTTAGAACGCTAGATTGAACGATCCAGTCGTTCATCACGAGTGGTTCTAGCGAGACGAGGCGCGATCTTCTAAGAGTCACGCTCTTTTTCGGTGATGGTGAATTTGAGTCCATATGTCTCACAAAAACGGATATACAAACCCTTCTCACGACCATAGGCTTCGATTTCCCATGGGGAATCCCAATAGTCGGTAGATTTAGGGACTCGGGTACCTTTCCAGGTGTTCATGTGTTCGTCGATTTCACCCATAGCATACTGCTTGAGATGGACACACTCATGCGCTAATGTCATAAGTTTGTATCTCATTGAGGGATTGTTTTGGATTTCGACTTCGAATTCGCGGGCTCGATTCTTGGAATTATAGCCTGAAACCATGCAATAACCATCTGCATCATCGTCGAGTTTCTTACGAAACGACAAATCTACAACCAGATTCTGCACAATCCTAGACGGCATGAGCTTATACAAATAGAAGTTCATTGCATCTTCCATTATGACTCTTTCACGCTTAGTTCTGATTCCTGCAATCTCAAGATCCATACGGTTCATCCTACATCTTCTCATATACACCTGCGAAGTTAGTTACCCTCACTGCTATGTATATCATCGAGTATCTGGCCCGCCCTCACCCAAACATTTGCAGGAAGCTGTAAAAGCTCCTGTACAAACACATAGATGAGGGTAGCCAGCTTGATGGGGAAAATCACGCACCAAGCACCGAGGATGATGAAAAAACGTGTCAATTGAACCCTTTGAACTTGTCCTTGTCGAACTTCTTATCCGTTCCCATTCTCTTACCAGCGTCCGTCTTATCGAATGCTGGGCCATCGTCGACGATATCATCCTGAGCGTGTTGCTCAACATCATATAGCTTCATCTTTGCTCTATCGACGCCAATAACAAACTTCTTGTTCATACTTGGATCCGCATAACGATTCTTCAACTGCTTGACCAGAATCTGGTTCAGTTGAGCAAGCTCCTCAGTAGAGATCAAAGCAATCATAAAGTCGGCGGTTGCTGGGAGTCCGAACGATTCCGACGTATCTTCAAGGCCAACGTCTGAATTTGAATATCCAGAACGAGTAGTTTGAGTCGCGGACCAAATCGGTACATCGAACTCGACCGCCAAACCGCGTAGCTCCTCCGCAATTGCTTTAATGTAAGTATACGAGTTGACGTTGCCACTGTTCTTGATCCTAGATGATGCGCAAATGTTTAAGTAATCGATATAGATGATATCAGGCTTAAATTTGCGCTTCAGTCTCAATTCATTCAGCAGGTGGCGGAAGTTTGCTGATCCAGCAGACGATGTTGGGTACTCTTTTACAATCAGCTTACCCTTAGTCGTCTCTCTTACTCGGTTCATCTTTTTCTGATAAACATCGAGCGGCATAATCTCTAACTCATCTAATGCTGTATTTAGGAGGTTAGCATCAATACGTTCAGCAATTCTTTCCTCAGCCATTTCCATCGTGATGTAGAGGACGTTCAGTCCCTTAGTCAAGTTAGAAGCAGCCATGTGACACATAGCCAAAGACTTACCAACACCAGTACCGGCAAGGATAATGTTCAACGTCTTATTAGGGACTCCGCCCTTTGTCACTCGATTCAAGAAGTCGAGGTCAAACGCAACACGCTTTTCTTTCTTGTGGTAGAATTCATAACGAGCCTCAGCGTCTTCCAAGAAGTCGTGGCCGATATGAGTATCGAAAGAGATAGCTAAAGCTTCAGATAGGATCTGAGGGATCGCGCCCTTACCTTCGTCTGCCTTACCATCAAGAATACCGATACTCTTGAAGATGGCATTATACACTGCCTTATCCTGGCAGAACTTTTCCGTCTCATCAAGCAGCCATTGTAGGTCGACTTCTTTCGGCTCAATAGCTACAACCTGATCCTTGAGCTTTGCACACTCATCATCATTTAATGTAGGTTGGTTGTCGGCCTCAATCATCAAGGCTTCCTTGGTAGGAACCTTATTGTACTTGATGACGAATTGTGCGATCACATCATACAGAACCTTATCAAGTCGATTTTGAAAGTATTCTGTCCTAATGAACGGCAGTGCCTTTCTTGCATACTGTTCATTGTTGAGCAGGTTTGCAAAGATCACTTGTTCAATCATAATATTATTTCTTCGGTTTTGTCAATAGGTAGCACTTATGCTCGTCGCGCTGAATCGGTGGTGTGGCGAAATATTCTTCTAACGACAACACAGCTACAGGAGGTTTAACCTGCTTGGGTTGCTTGGGTTTCTTAGTTGCCAGCTTTGCTGGCTTTCCTGTAGCATGTGTTGCCATTAGTATCATTCTTCGGTCATTGCCTTGAGTTCTTCGTCGATGCTGTCCTCATCAGCCATGATGTTACCATGGGCGACTTGGTACTTGTTCTTAATAGCTTCTTGGAAACCTTTAGCGGTGATCAACTGACTCCAGAACTCTTTTGAGTCTGTGTCTTTGATGCGCCACTTCTTATCTTCCACGACGCCATCTTCGTCTACTCGACTATACCACCCATTCGATGGTTTAACAACGTGTCCCGACTCAAGAGCCATATCCAAAAGGCCTGACCATGTTGAGATACCACCATCATGCTTAACGGTGACAGGGATCTTCGACTTCTCGCGAACGTGACGAGACTTCTCAACGTTAATGATGAAGTTATATCCAACAACTTCTGTACCTTCTTTTTCTTGTTGACGTCCCAAGATGAAGATGTTGTCTGCAGAGTAGTATGAACCAGTACCGCCACCCACGACGTCCTTAGAATACAATTCCAGAGTCTTGTATGTGTGGTTAACAACAACCATCGGAATGTCTTTCAT